TACTTGTGTGGTACATTGAACGTTAGTCCTCTCGCGTGAGGGCCCATCTTTTGTAATAGAGGGTACATCTGTCGTTTGATGTTATCCTTTCCCCCAAATATGGTATTCTGGACGTCGCCAGGAGGCCTCTAGGCACATAAGTATATACTCAGGTTGAAAACACAATGTAATCGAACCTCTGTGGCCTGAACTTTAAAATAAGATCTTTGCTAGACCTGTTTCTATCGATCTGAATGTCGTTATATTCACCAAATTTTCATTCTTTGATATATTCAATCTACTAATTTTGAAATGTAGTGATTATAAGTTTGAAATCCTCTTTTGACATATTTCGGAGACTTCTAAAGTCTGAGATGTTGTATGTCCGAAGCAAAGGCTCAAACCTCTTTGATCTAAGCAATCCTAACGTTAACTGGACGCATTTCAACATTGTTTATTGATGTATTAAAGTCTACTTGGACCTTGAATTAGTACAACATGCTGCAACACTTATTTTCCGATCTAGTTTGTTTGCAGATGTTATGACCGTATCAAGGATAAGCACCAAGTTTGGATGAGTTTTTTAGCTCTATACCGCCAAATTAAATATAGGGTATACTATAGATCGTGCGATTCTATCGTATTCAAGTGATTAGATTAATCTACCTATCACCTCTGAATTAAAAAATACTTTGATTGCTGACAACAATAACAACAACAACAATAACAACAACAATCATAATGGAAATGGTAATTTATCATTCCATTTCACATCTTCTCATGATGACCTCGTGCAATTTGAAAACAGTTTGATGTGCCCATATTGTGGCACACTATTTGATTCTGAATATCACGACAATTACGATGACCATCTTTATGAATGTTGTGTTGGCAATGATTTTAACACTCATTTGTCACCCCACCATGGATTTAGGCGTCAACTTGCTATTATGGAAGAATCTGATTTATATGATTCTTCTTCTGATGAAGAATATTTTTCGTCTGATGAGAGCTCATATACTGTATCTGTTGAAGATGATTTGAGTGATGATAATTATTATAATGTTGATTTGGAGCAAGCATCTCCACACCAATATCCACCCGAGGAACGCATTCTGGATTCAACCACACAACAAATTTTATATGAATTCAATGCTCGGGCTTTATCTAATCGTATAGCAATGGAGACACCTATTCAGGAGGAAAAGCAACTTTTGCCAGCTTCTGAAGCGCCCCCCGTTTTAAGTAATAACCGTGCTCTAAGAAATGCACTTCGTGCGTATCAATTTTCATCTTACGATGATTTAATGATAAATACACATTGTCCACAATGTTCTAAATTATTCTCATATTGTGAATGTAAGCATGATTTTGAGATTCAATCAGTGATTGAACACTTAAGTAAGGCTTTTGTTGATGAAGAAATGAGTTATGCTCGTGATCTTATAATAGATCTATCACTGCTCACCATTCAATTAACTAAAAGTTCTAATCGTGCAGTGCAGATTGCCAGTTTACTATCTTTTGTTAAGTCAAGAACAATAGCTGGTGATTTAAAGCAATTAAATTTTGATTCACTAATGGAAAAATTTGATGAAATTTTTGGTGATTTTGCACCACAGTCTGAAATGGACTCTTTTGAATCCATACAAACTATTCTTGACAATTATAAATCTATATGTAACTCACCATTAATTAAGAAGTTGCATAAATTCTTATTGTATGCTATGTCTCTATCATTATTTTCTAAATTAGGAGTCACATTCCAAACATTTAATTATAGTCGCATGGAAGCTGATGCAATTCGCAGAAAGCATTACATGGGACCAGATTTTGTACATTGTTTAGCAGATACTCTCCTTTATTTGACACGACAAGGCTATCAAATATATAAAACAGGAGAGATTTCATCTCTCCTGCACACTCCAGAGAGTTACACATCATTGTATGATGATATTGAACGTTTGAAGCGTGAAACCAACTTTCTCTCAAACCCTGAAGCAGTGGGTTTTACTGAGAGTGATTATTTATCAAGATTGGAAGATGCAATAAACAAAATCGAACTTCTCATTGATCTTATGAAATCCAATCCCGAAACTTATTCAAAAATCGAATTAAATAAGGCTAAATATACACATGGTATTCTCAAAGAATTAAATTCTAAATATCTCACATCTGCTGCTGCAGCCAAAACCCGAACCCCGCCATTTGCGGTTATGCTTTATGGTGAAACTGGTATTGGCAAGAGTGCACTTAAAGATTATTTGGCAACATATTTTGCGAACATTAATAATCTCCCAGTCGGAGAGAAATATATATATACACGAAATCCAGCCAGTGATTTTTGGGATGGATTCAAGACCTACAAACATACCATCGTTCTTGATGATGTTGCTTATATAAGACCGGCAGCAGCTCAAGGAATCGATCCCACATTGGCTGAAATTATTCAAATTATTAATCCTACACCATTTAATACTACTCAAGCAGCGCTTGAAGATAAGGGCAAAGCTCCTTGCCATGCTCAATTTGTATTGGCAACCAGTAATGTCATGGATATTAATGCTCCCTTGTACTTTTCGCATGCATCGGCTATTCAACGTCGATTACCTTTTATTATTGAACCTAAAGTCCGCCCTGAATTTGCTAAAGCTGGAGGTTCACTTGACCCGAATAAAGTCAAGACTGAAGAACCCTACCCAGATTTATGGACATTTAACATTCATATAGTTAAAGCCCGTCATATCTCACGTTCAAGTGAGGGAGCAGACATAGTTTTACTTCATTCTAATTTGGGAATGAAAGAGATGCTGCAATGGTTTTATGGTGCAGTACAAGAACACAATGCTAATCAGAAGAAAATGATGAATAGTGTTCAAAAAGTACGGGATACTGCCATCTGTAAAAAATGTTTTCTCCCTGATAATTTGTGTGAATGTTTCGAAGATCAGAGTGTTCTAGAGGTTATAGATTCCAATTTAACTATCCTTCTTAAACTACTCATGATTATTCAATTATTTATTATTATATTCAAACAATATTTTTCATTTTATGCTCTCTTTACTGTATACAATTATGTACAAGTTAAATATTATAACTGTAAATTATGGATTAAGTCATTATATGATACGCCTCGAGGGCTTTCCCGAACAGATTTATCAAATTTAGGCAATAAAGCTATTAGATTATTGGATAAACCATCTTTCTTGATTGCACTAGGATCAGTGATTGTAACTGGTCTTGGCGTAATTAAATTTGCAAAATGGACTTTCAAATTGCAAGGTGCCAAATTATCTAAACCTAAGGCCCATGCAAAAGAAAGAACGAATCCTTGGAAAAAGGAAGATTTTGATATTTCACAATTTGACACAGCACCTGCCTCTAGTACAGTTGGGAAACAGGATTATAATTCTATTCTTAATATGTTTAGACGTAATATTTATAAAATTGCAAGTGAAATCAATCCAGATCAGGGATATCGTGGCTACATGTTTGGACTGAAAGGAAACAAATTCTTGGCTGTAAATCATACCATCCCCAAGAATGGTTTTTATATGCAAGTAGAAAAATTATCGAAACATAAAATGGGTGTAAATAACATTAGGAGATTGCGCATTGATGAATGTCAGATTGAAAGATATCCAGATATTGATCAATGCATTATAACTATAAAGAATTTGCCTCCATGTAAAGACTTATTATCTTATATTGCACCATCCACTTTCCGCGCTGAAGGTCCTGGAATCATCCTTGATATAGATCCAGAAAAGGATGTCACAATCTTTAAAATGTCCAAAAATTCTCAAGCTCATCTCGCTCTTGGTTCAACTATGGTTGAAACTTGGATTTGTGAATTGGAGAAAGAAACATTGGTTGGAGATTGTGGCCGTATACATGTTTCTCTGGGTCCCACTGGACCCCAAATTTGTGGAATCCATTTTGCAGGAAAACCATCCTGCAAATTGGCTTTATCATCACCTTTATTAAATAATTATTTTGACCCAAAACCTATTGTTTCTGCTGGAATCCCCATGCTGTCATCAGAATCTGCCCATCGAAATCTCACAAATGTACATGAACGTGCACCTATTAGATGGATCGAGGATGGAACAGCAGAAATCTATGGTAGTTTTGAAGGTTTCCGTAATAAACTTAAAACTATGGTTGATGTTTCACCAATAGCTCCCCTGCTGGAAAAGTCAGCAGAATATACTATTAAATATACTAAGCCAGACCTTCGATCATGGAGGCCAATGAATATTGCTTTAAATAAGATGTTGAATAAACCTGCTAATTTTAAACAAGAAATCCTGGATAAATGTAAGACAGGTTTCCTTAATGATATACTTAAACAATTACCGGAAGAAGAATTGCATGAAATGGGTCCTATGGACGATTTCTCTACCATTAATGGTGTTGCAGGTGTTGCTTATATTGATGGTATTAATCGTCAGACAAGTGCTGGTAATCCTTGGAAGAAGGGTAAAGTACATTTCCTTGAACCCGATCAACCTTGTGACAGTGCTCCAAATCCTGTCAAGTACAATCATGAAGTGATGGAACGTATTCGACAGATGGAAGCTACATATCGTAGAGGAGAAAGAGTAATGCCTGTATTTTGTGCACATTTGAAAGATGAACCTGTTACTTTCAAAAAAGCCAAGATGGGCAAAACTCGAGTCTTCACTGGAGCCCCTTGTGATTTTTCTCATGTTTGCCGAAAATTTTATTTGCCTTTAGTACGTCTTATACAGAATAATAAATTCGTTTTTGAGACTGCTGTGGGCACAGTAGCTCAATCTAGTGAATGGGGAGACATTCGACGTTACCTCACCACATATGGAACTGAGCATTGTGTAGCTGGAGATTTTGCTGGTTATGACACTAAAATGTTGTCCCAAGCCATTCTCGCAGCATTTGATATCTTAATCGAATTGGCCTCTTATGGCAAGTACGATGATGAAGATTTATTGGTCATGAGAGGGATTGCCAATGATACGGCTTTCCCCCTTATTGATTTCTTTGGTGAGCTTATACAATTGGATGGAACAAACCCTTCGGGTCATCCTCTGACTGTTATCATAAATAGTCTAGTAAATTCGCTCTACCAACGTTATGTTTATCATGAACTGAATCCAGATGCGGAGGTGAAAAGTTTTCAAAGCAATGTCAAGTTGATCACATATGGTGATGACAATGCTATGGGTATTCACCCCCGCTGTTCATGGTATAACCATACTGCTATTGCTCGCAAGTATGGCGAGATTGGAATAGAATACACTATGGCAGACAAAGAAGCTGAGAGTGTTCCTTTTATTTCAATTGATGATGTATCTTTCCTCAAACGCACATGGCGTTTTGAGGAGGCGGTGAATGATTATGTAGCTCCACTTGATCGTGATTCTATTGCGAAAAGTCTTACAGTTTGGACATACAGTAAAACTGTTTCCGAACCTGTTCAAGGCGTGGATGTTATATCATCAGCCATCCGTGAATATTTTTTCCATGGACGTGAGATATTTGAAGAAAAACGGACCATGTTGATGGATATTTGTGACAAACTCAATTGGACTCCCTATGTCAAGAAGTCAACTTTCCCCTCGTGGCAAGAGTTGATTGAGAATTGGTACAAAGTATCCGAAACCTTATAACTGTTTATGCAGTGAGGCTGGGGACAGTCTCTCACATCCAAAATCCGATTTGTATGATAGTTACCTAAATATATAGTATTTTAAATCTAATGTAGTATACTTTATTTATTGGATCATATATCTTAAACGTCACCAGAGCGATCCTCAAAGCCCCTATTTAGGGGAGGGTTAAGGTTACACCCATTTCTATATTAGTACTATCATTGGCGTGGGATTGCCAATGATTGAATTATAAGTCCTGCTGATAACAATACAATTAATACAAGTGGAGATGTCCACACAGAACATCAAGTTCAAGATAATGTAAGTGGAGGAGTTTCTGATAAACAGGAAGTTCTCCAATTTAACGATGAGTCTCCTTCCCAGGAGATGAGCTTTAATTATATTCAAGATCCAACATTTAATGATGGAGCTTCCAAGGATAATTCCTTGGCTAATTATTTTAAGAGACCTGTAAATATAGCTAATTATGTTTGGGCTGAAGGTGTTACTTTAAATACCACTGTCAATCCATGGCATGCATATTTTAATAATTCTTATATTAAGAAGAAAATTGATAATTATGCTCTTATGAGATGTAATCTTCGAGTTAAATTGTTGATTAATTCTTCTCCTTTCTATTATTCTCTTGGCATGATGTCCTATGAGCCATTAACTAATTTTCAGGGTCATGGAATTCCGGTTGGTATGGGTAGTGTAGGAGAAAGTGTTATACTTTCTCAGAGACCAAAGATTTTCTTCTCTCCACAAGATTCCCAAGGCGGTGAAATGTTATTGCCCTTCTTTTATTATAAAAATTGGTTGCGCATCACAGATGCATCCGAATTAACTAATATGGGTCGACTCCATCTTAAGTCATTGACTGAGCTTCGAAACGCTAATGGAGTTGCTGGTGGTAATGTTAACGTCCAAGTCTATGCTTGGGCTGAGGACGTTGTGCTGACAGCACCAACAGCCGGTTTGGCTCTTCAGTCTGAAGTTTCCTCCATCTCAATCACCCCTAGTGATTTGCATGATACATGCTTTATATGTGAGGAAAATATTTATGATTGTGAATGCAATGTGCAAGATTTGGCTCTAGAAGGTTCCAAGATATTTTGTGATAAGTCTGTTACCAGATGTTTGCATAGTTCTAGGAATATTCTTAATTTTCTTGTTCGCATTTTTAAACGACAAAAGCGGAGGAATTATCAACCTGTCCATAATATACAATTACAATCAGCTATAACTAATTTAACTAATAATGTAAATAAATATGTTTCTGGATATGGTAATCAAACTATGTCCCTTATTCGTAATGTTACAGGTACCACTGATGAATATGGTAAGGGTCCTGTTTCTAGAGTTGCTAGTAATGTTGCATCCTTTGCAAAACAACTATCAACTGTCCCAATTATTAAACCATTTGCTACTGCTACTTCTTTTTGTGCAGAGGCAACTGGTCGTGTTGCATCGTTTTTCGGTTGGAGTAATCCACCAGTGATTGATGATGTTCACGCATATCGGAGTAGCATTTTTCCAAATTTTACTAGTCCTGAGATTTCTAATCCAACAGAG